CAAGTTTCGTTTTTAAGTCCAGAAGAAAGACAATTATTTAAAGCAAATGTTTTATATAGAGAAGAAAAAGAAAATGGTTTTGCAGAAACAAAAAACTGTATGGTTCGTTTAATTGAAGAACAAGGAGGAAGTGAGACTGATCCTATTGAAACTTACGATTTGTCAGGATTTTGTACGTCAAGAACTCATGCAAAATCTTATGCTTATTACATTTTAAAACTTAGAAAAGAAGTTGATCATGGATTATCTTTTAAAACAACTCCTCAGTATTGTGTTGGTTTAAGTCCTGGTGACTATTTCAGACTTGTTTCAGAAGCAACCCATGTGGATCGTTATAGAAATGGTGTTATTACTGCTGATGGAAAGGTAGTAAGTAATGAAACTATTACAGGATCACAAACCATATATTATTGGAAACCTAATTCAACAGAAGTAGAAGAAGCAACCGTTAACTTTGATGGTGACTTGTCTGTTACAGGTGTTGTTTTTGCAATTAAAGATGTTGTAACAACAAATAGAGTTTATAAAGCTGAAACTATTTCTTATTCAGAAGATGGTTTAATTGAAGTGTCAGGTAGTCATGCACCTTTAACAAGTGCAGGAACCTTAGCTATTTTAGATGGGTGGAGAAAAACATATCCAAAGAACCATTTTATTGAAATTATCTAATGGCTAATCCAATTACATTTCCTACAAGTTTGACTCCTACGGCAAGAAGTTATCAGCCTGGGGAGTTTCCTAGTACAGACTTTGAATCTTTAGATGGAACGAAAACACATATTCGTTATGGCAATAAAAGAGTTAACTCAACAATGACTTTACAGTTTTCAGGGATAACAGATGCAGAAGCAGTTTTGATTTTACAAAATTATGAAGATGTAAATAAGGAATGGAATCACGTTGTTTTTGAATCAAATGCAATGGCAGGAGTAACAAATCCAACCTTTTTAACTTTTTTGAAGGAGTCTAATTCTGGATTGAAGTGGAGATATACAGGTCCACCACAAGTACAAAGTGTGTTTCCAGGTATTAGTAATGTAAGTTGTAGTTTTGTTGCTTGCCTAGATGCCCCTTAGAATAAACGCAATGTTTAGGATTTTGGGTCGTGCCTTTTTATAGCGGTCAACATGGTCAGCTTTTAATTGATGGAACGCAAGCTGCAAAAGTTAAATCATTTGGCTTTTCTAGTTCTCAAGCTGTTCTTGATACAACATCTTTAGAAGACACTGATAGAACACTAATTGCAGGAATTAGAAGCTATTCAGGAACAGCTAGGCTTGCTTATCATCAAGCATCTGCTGGATCAGGTGGTGATGTAACTACGTTAATTAATAAATGTATAAAAGCAGGAAGTGGGGCAGGCGATGGGACAGCAGCAGAATCAACGGCTGTTACTTTCCAATTAAAAATTGCGGATGGATCAGCCAATGGTAGGACCATATCTTTTAGTGCGTTTATCACTTCGTTTAACATGAACGTAGCGATAGGAGAAGTTATAGAAGCAGATGTAAGTTTTGAAGCTAACGGTGCTCCAACAGAAGTTGCTATTTAATCGTGGGTGTTTATTTTGGTCAGTCAGGAGAAATTGCCTTAAAACGTGATTCTCTACAAGAAGCTTTAAAAACAAAGCTAGATCCTTTTGATGTCAATACATCAAAGAAAAGATTTAGCGTTGACTTTGCTGATGGATCGTTATTAACAGGAGATCAAATAGAAATTGAAACAGTAGATGGTTCAACATTAGAACTTATCAATGGACATAATTTTCCTGATGCAAAAGCTTATATTCATGTAGATCAAGCTGGTGGTATTCGTTTATATAACACTTTTGGCAAAGCTCTTAGTGGAGAACAGTCTGATGCATTGACCTTAGTAACTCCTAGTGCAGCTAAAGACGTATTGATAAAAACAAGGAATGAAAGGTTTAGGCAGTTAGCAAATGTAACTGATTTTGAAATGACAACGAGTAGAGATCAAGTTGATACAACTAATTTAGGAGATCAGTTTAGGAATCAATATGAAGCAGGACTTATTTCAGGGCAAGGAACATTAAATGCTTTTTTTGAACATCGTTATGAACATGGGTATAAACAAAATGAAAGAGGCGTTGAACCAGAGTTTCCATTTTATCTTGCACAATTAGTGTTAAGAACTCAGCAAGGATCAGACTTTGATGGTGCTTTTTATTTATATAAAGACAACGTAAATAACAAAAAAGATGTATTTTATGAATGTAATTGCATCGTAACAAATGTTGCAATTAATGTTACTCCATCAGAAATAATTGAAACTTCTATTGAGTTTGTAACAAATGGAGTCATTAAGTTGAAGACAGGTGGAACGCCTGGATTCTTGTTACAGGAGAACACAGATAAAATATTGCAAGAGAATCAGAGTCCTATATTGCTCGATTCAGATTAAACTGCTTGTAATAGTTTTTAGCGTCCAGGCATGGCAGATCTTCAGATTTCGCAGTTACCAGCGTTAGCGGAAGCAGGTGTTCAATCAACAGACGTATTAGCCGTTGCAGATTTAAGTGCATCAGAGACAAAAAAAGTAACAGTAAAAGATCTATTAGCAGCAGGTGTAGCGTTAATTGACGCAGGAGATATACCAGCAGCCAAGGTTGGGACATTAGGAACGAACCAAGTAGCAACAGCAGCAATACAAGATAGTGCGGTAACAAATGCCAAGCTTGCAAATTCAAGTATCAGTCTCGGAGGTTTGAGTCTTTCTCTTGGATCGACAGATGCTACTCCTGCTTTAAATCTTACTGATGCAACTAATTATCCTGCTTCATCTTTAACAGGCACGATAACAAATACTCAATTAGCAGGTTCAATAGCAAATAGTAAACTTGCTAATTCTTCTGTATCTTTTGGAGGGATTTTATTAAACCTTGGTGGAACAGACGCTACACCAGCTTTTAATTTAACTGATGCAACAGGTTATCCAACAGCTTCTTTAGTTGGAACGATAAGTAACGCACAACTAGCAGGATCTATTGATAAATCTAAACTTTCAGCAAATACAGCTATATCTCTTGGTGGATTAACACTTGCTTTAGGTAGCACAGATGCCACACCAGCTTTAGATCTTACTGATGCTACTAACTACCCAACATCGTCTTTATCTGGAACGATTACAAATGCACAGCTAGCAGGCAGCATTACAGGAGATAAATTAGCTAATTCAACAGTTGCTTTTGCAAAGCTAAATCTTTCTGATGGAGATATAGGTGGTGCAAAAATTACAAGTGCAAGTATTACAAGTACTCAACTAGCAGCAAATTCCGTTGGGGCATCTCAAATTGCTGCAAATGCAGTGGGAACAAGTGAGGTAGCTTCAAATGCGATAACAAATGTAGAAATTGCTAGTGCAACGATCCAAACGGGAAACATAGCCGCGTCACAAATAACAGCCAGTTTGCTTGCTAATAATGCAGTTACAACTGACAAAATTCAAGACGGAGCAGTAACAGCAGCAAAGCTTAGTGGAACGTTGCAAGCTGCTTCTCTTGCTGATGGATCAGTAACGACTGCGAAGATTGCTGATGATGCAGTTACTTCAGCAAAGCTTGGATTAAATTCTGTTGATTCAAATGCTCTTGCTAATAACAGCGTAGACACTGATGCTGTTGTTAATTCAGCGATAACAGATGCAAAGATCGCTGCTGTTGCTGGTACGAAAATTACAGCAGGAACAATACCTGCATCAGCGTTAAATACTGGAAATATTGATCGTGGATTAAATGTTGCTAGTGGAAAGATTGGTATTCAAAACGCTGTGTCAGGAGGTGCAGCAAGCAAAAGTGGAATTACATATACAGACCAAGGATTAATTTCTGCGATTGTTGATTTAGTACCAAGTGATTTACCAACAGCCACAGCTAGTGCAGCAGGGGCAGCAAGTTTTCCTTCTTCTGGTGGTTTATCAATTACTGGTGCTGGAGCAGTTTCTATTGCTGCAACGGTTTCAGGAAGCACTGTTAGCGGCATTACATTTAATAATTTTGGGCAAATTACAGCAGCCAGCAGCCTTTCTAGTTCTGATTTACCTACAGCTACCGCAAGTGCTAAAGGTGCTGTTTCAATCCCTACTGGTGGTCCTTTATCCGTTAATGGTAGTGGTCAAGTTACAGTTAGTGATTCTGGAGTTACAGCAGGAACAGGTGTAAAAGTTACAGTTAGTTCAAAAGGAATAGTTACAAATCTAGCAAGTTTGGCAGATAGTGATTTACCTAATCATAGTGCAGCTTTACTTACATCTGGAACGTTAGATATTGCAAGGGTTGGAGCTAATGCAATAACAGGAAATAAATTAGCAAATGCTTCTACAGTTTTATTTGGATCTGTTGATCAAACTGGTTTTCCTAGTTCACAATTTACAGGACAATTTTTCTTTGATTCGGTACTAGAAGATTTATATATTTTTGATGGTAATGCTTATCAACCAGTAACAACTTTAACAAAGGGAAGTTTAATTTTTGGTGGAACATATAACGCTAATACATCAAAAATGACGAGCGTTACTGCTGCTGGTGCGTCAAAAGGGTTAGCCGTTAATAGTAATTTACCAACGCCATCTTCTTCAATGGATGGTGTGTTTGTCATTGTTGCTGTTGGTGGAACGCCAAGTGCTCCTGCTCCTGTAACTGCATTAAATCCACCTGATTATATATTGGGAGTTACCAGTGCTGGAGCTAGTTCTTACCAAGAAATTGATTTATCAGCAACGGTACAGGGTCAGATAGCCTCTAACGTTTCCTACACCCCGTTTGGACAAATTAGTGCGACTAATGTACAGGCAGCGATAAATGAGCTTGAGACAGAAAAAGTATCAACTAGTGGTGCAACATTTACTGGTCCAATTATTATTGATGGTTCAGGAAGTAATACTGGTTCATTAAGTTTTGAAGGTTCAACAGCAGATAATTTTGAAACGACCCTTGGTGTTGTTGATCCAACCACTTCAGATAAAACGCTTCTTTTGCCTAATGAAAATGGCACATTAATCAGCACTGGAGGTACTGGAACTGTTACATCAACAATGATTCTTGATGGAACAATTCTTAACGCAGATATAAATGCTTCTGCTGCTATTGCTTTAACAAAACTAGAAAACGTTCAGGCAGCAAGATTAATTGTTGGTTCATCATCAAACGTACCAACAGCAGTTGCTATTACGGGTGATATAGGCATTTCTGATTCAGGTGTTACTTCAATTACTGCTGGAGCAATTGTTAATGCAGACATCAACGCATCAGCAGCGATAGCGGCAAGCAAGATTGTTTCTGGTTCGACTTCTGGTGCAGGTGTTTTACAACTATCAGATTCAACATCATCTACTTCAACATCACTAGCTGCTACTGCTAACGCTGTTAAG